TCTTTACTAGACCCATAAAGATTACCAGCATTATTAACAGAATCTTCCAAAGTCATCAAATAACCAAGATCGGTTACAGTCCAAGCACCAGTAGTAGCTTTAACTATATCATTTGCTAAAGCAGTACCAGTAGTTCTTAAGAAGGTAACATCTTGTGGTACAGCACCAGCTAACTTCCAAGTTAATGTAAGCGTATCAGCAGCAGTAGAAGTTACTACAAATGGCATATCAGCATAACCTGTAGCAGCTACAAATAATGCTACCAGAGCAGCAGCAGTTTCAGTTGCACCTACAGCAGCAGCAGTGATAGTATCCCCATTAAATGTAATAGAATAAACATCTAATGTAGCAATTGTCTCACAATCTAAAGTGAGTACTTCTTTAACAGCACTAGCAGCAATCTGAAGTGTATAATCAGCAGCAATACTAGTATGAGGCATAGCAGCATAAACAGCAGGAAAGTTATTCTGTACCCAAGCTAAGAACTTAGTCTTAGAAGCAGTAATAGCTAAAGCATCACTAGCAGCACTATTACCTACAAAATATACTGGATAACCTCCACCAGCTACATCATTACCATCTGGACCAGCAGCTTCAATGGTAGATTCCCAACCGATATCACCAATAGCAGTATTACCATCAGCATCAATACCTTGATCATTAATGTTTCTATCATCAAGGATAGGCATATAATGATATTGTTTAATGGTTTTACCCATATTTTTTGGCATAGCTCTAACATTAGCTAATTGACCAAAATACATTTCCTTCGCAATTTCAACTAGAGCTTTTTTGTAGTAATAATCTGTACGGAACTGAGTACCAACATCAGAAGCTGTTCCACCAGCAGGATCGTTATAAGTCATTGTCATAATAGACTCCTATAAATAATAAATTAATTGTATTCTGCCTGAATTATCTTCTCAAACTCTTCATCCGACATCTTTAATGGATCAATTGTTGGAGCTTTTCGTCCAGGTGTACTTTTTGTAGAACTAGCAGCTTTCTTTTTATCTTTAAGCTTAGAATCTACAATTTTTGTTTTAGTTGATTTAACAACTGTAGCTGTATTGGTTTTAGGTTTAAAAACACCTTTAGCATCAAGATCTTTACCTACAGCTTGATAAGCTTGTAAATCATTAAATCCCACTAATCTACCCAATGCTCTCTCCCTATCGACAACACTCATTATTTGATCGTAGATACCGGATTCTACTTGATCATTGATAACTGGGATAATATCAGGTGAATTAACTAAAATTTCCTTGCTAGACTCATCTAACTTATTGGTAATGATATTAAGAGTAGTGTCAAAAGATTTCGTGTCCTTGATAGTTTCAAGTACCCCATCTAGTTCTACTTCTTTATCACTTACATTGTAAGTTTTCGATTGGTAGTCTACTTTTTTACTTGTGTCAATTTCTTCTACATCAATCTTACTATCTTGAATCAACTTCTTTATTGCGTCTGGATTTTGTTTATCCAGATCGATTAAGAAATTTATCTTATCTTCATCAAGCAAATTATTCTGCTCTAACATCTTAGCTATTTTAAGAGTTGGTTTTAGTGTAACCATTTTCTTAACATAATTTGCTCCTTTCTGCATGAGGACAACAGCATCATCCACATTTTCAATCTGCATCATTTTACCATTAGCTTTAAATGGAGCTAATAGTTTATTATATTCTTCTTTGTAGTTTGGTTCGGTAGTAACATCCTCAACAACTTCTTTTACCTTCTCTTCATCTTTTACTTCAGTTTTAACATCTTTACTAATAACTTTTGTTTCTACCTTTTCAACTTCTTCTACATCTTCCTCATCTGACTCTTCCGCTGTCGCTACATCGTCAGATTCGTCAGTCTTAACTTCTTCTTTCTCTTCTTCTGAGGATTCTTCTTCAACTTCAGTAGTAGCATCCCCATCAGTAGTAGTTTCTTCTACAGTTTCTACTTCTTCTACAACTTCAGTTTCAGTCTTATCTTCAATTTCAGTCTTTGATTCTTCATCAGTAAGAGATTCCCAATCGAAATTGTCAACCTCATCATCAGATAGGTGCAAAGGACTTTTATCTTCAATAGTCATATTACCTTTCTATATTAATTAATTGATTGCTCATTAAGTAAATACTCACGTTCATCTTCATATTGTTTAATAGTAACTTCAGCTTGATTACCTCTACCTACAACACCATCCATGTACTGTTGCATATACCCAATACCATCTAAATTCTTTAGTAAATTATCTTGTCTTTCAGGTGTTTGCATTGCAGGATCTGCTCTCATAACAACCAATGCACCAGCATATTCCTTACAGTAATCTTCCAGAATTAGCTCTTTAAACTCAGGAATTTCCCATAGTTTACGCATCCTAATTCCTCTATCAAAAATAGATTTCTGCATTTTAAGAGTATCTTCAATACTATTCAATTTTTGTTCTGTAGTCATTTCTGATTCTTCAGTCATATCTTGCCTTTATTTAATGTTATTATTAATCCTTTAATTAGGACTAGTACTATTAATTTCTCTTTCAGCAGATAATATACCATCTGCTGCTTTCATGTCAAGCTCTGTTTGTCGATCTATTTCTTTGTCTGTTAATTCTTCTTGTCGGGTAAGTCCAGAATCATCTTTAATATACTTAAGATCTTTAGTATCAGCAGTACTATGAATATCTCTAGTCTTAGCTTTCTCAGTATCTGTCTTAGCTAATTTGTAACCAACATCAACAGTATTCTCTTGAGCTTTAGCACCTTCATTAGCAATCTGAGCTTTAAGTAATTCTAATTCAAGCATAGCTTTCTGTTGTGCTATTGGATCAGGTTGAGGTTGATAATTTTCAATACGTTTAGCTAATTCAGGCATCTTTCGTAAAGTAGCAATTTCAGCTAGTATTAATTGAGACATACTAGCATCCATATTGTTACCCATTGTTTGAAGCATAAAAGCTAGTTCTTTAGCTTTTTCATTATCAGCTTCAGAAGTGGATATAGTCAGCTTAACATCGTAGTTTCCAGCTAAGTCATCCTTTTGTATGGTTACAAATTCTTCGTCTGTAATACGTACTATTTCTTCTTCTGATAGGAATTCAGCATTCATAGCCATAATCTTCCTACCAATTTGAGTCATACCTAATGCCATTCTTCTTAGTATATCTAATTCCCTCTTAGCTGTAGCATCAGTAGCTGTCCTAATACCACCTACATTAGATCCAAGAGAATCACCTGAAATACCTCCAAAGAAAGCTTTAACACCAGACATAGCTTCAGCATCTGCATTTTGTTGATCTAGCATGTACTTAGCTGAATCAGGTATAGGAGGAAAGATATGTGTATAGAATGCAGATCTAGCATCAAATCCATTGTTATACTCATAGTCTAAGCCCTGATCAAACCTACGCTTATTAGGTATATCTAAAGCACCTTTAACAGTACCCATTTGACCATTAGCACTTCTACCAAGTATATCAATCATACCTCTAGTAACAGCACCTATAATCTGTTGGTTATCTTCTAATAACTCACCATCTGGTTCTCCATAATTAGATTTACGTACAACTAAGTATTGAACACTTACAAAAGGTAGTTTCTGATCAGGAAAAGGATTCTCTTCTAATCTAATAAATACATCATCAACATAAGTAGCTATAATAGGTTCAGCAATACCAGTTTTATTAATATCCCAATAACCCCAATATTCATAAGCTACAAACTTCTGCCTAGGTTTATCCTTAAAGGTAAAACTAGAATCATCCTTACTCTCATAATCTGGTTCACCTAAAACAGAACTATTAGTTACCTTAATCTTATCTAAGTTAGAATACTTATCCCCATCTTTCTTAAGATCAGATAAAGAAGTCTCAAAAGCATATATAATAAAATTAGCTTTATCTAAATTACCCATACAAGTAGGATCAACAATAACATTATTGTAATCACATACTTCTACTGTAGGTTGATTCTTTATTACTACTGTTTGATTTTCTTTAGTAACCTTTACAGATTCTATACCAGTACGAGGATCAACTAATAATTCAGTGATTTCTACTTCTTCTTCTTTATCTTCATAATCCCAACCAACTCTAACAATAACTGTACCCTCATCAGCAAGAGTACGTGAGTACTCATCAAGGAAACTTACTTTATCTATCTTGTTATTAAATTGATAATTAAGTATTAAACCAGCTTGTGTAGCAGCATTTTTATCTAAATAGGTAGAAGGATAAGTATTAAATATATCTTCTGTACTTAAGAATGGTTCTGTTAAAGAGGGGTATCTCCACTCATTTTGTTTACGAATAAGTTTAGGGGTAATACTAGATCTATTATTCTCAGTCTTTCTTTTAACTGATCCAGTAATATTTCTATTATCTAACCACCTTTTAACATTAGCAGTATGAGTAGTATGAGAAGATTTAGCATCTGTGTAATCTTGCTTTAAATCAGATACTTTAGGTGGATTACTCCAATCAGGTTGCAAAGTATTTGACTCATTATTTACATCTTCAAACTCTTCTAATTCATTAGGCATAATATTATATTTGTATAGATTAAGCTGCTAACATTTCTACTAAAGAAGTACTTCCAGGTAATACAATAATAGTCCCAATACCTTGTTTAATACTAGTACCAACATCTGTGTAATACACTGTATAAGTACCCTCTAATAACAGAATGGAATCAGTACCTGAAACTGTTATATGCTCAACTGATGTACCCTTTAATACTGTTTCAAAAGTCTCTTTAGCAACAAATTGTAATGTACTACCATCAGCTAACTGTACACCTGATGGGTCTGTAGCATCTAAGTTAATTGTTGGCATATTATTCCTCTTGTTTTGGTTTTGGTGTTAATTCTACCTCTTTTTGTACACCTAAATCTAATGCTTGTACTATACACTTTAATTCATTAATACGTATACCCAATTCGTACATTTGAGCTTGTTTATTTATTAATTCTAATTTATGTTGATCTAATTGTTGTTGTAAAGTCATATTATTATTGTTAGTATTATTGTTA